CTAGATCGCCACCATTGGCCACACTAGGCAACATATCTCCGCCAACTGTTAAGTTACTGGTAATAGTAGCAGCTTGATCAATTACAACGGGTGTGCTGTCTGTGGTAGTCATCACACTACCAGTGAATTCAAACGCCCCAATATTAAGAGCCCCAGAATCTAATCCTAGGGCATTGTAAAGTTCAGTAAAATTGTCATTTACTTTTACAAAGGCATTCTTAAGGCTGTCACCGGTTGGGTCAGCAGTTGTGCCAGTTCTAATTATTTTCTTAGCCATCTATCGCTCCATTAATTTAATGCTACCCAGCTTGAGCCATCAAAGCCTCTAAACTGATTTGTGCCGTCATCGAACACTATCATACCTTTGACCGCAGTTGGAATAGCAGCAGCAATTGCTGTTAGGTCAGCATAGGTAGCAGTTTGAATATAACTGCTGGCAGTGACTGTGGTAGTTTCGACCACACCAACTACCTTTCCTTCAGTACCGTCAATTAACATTGTTGAACTGTCGCTGAATACACTGCCAGTTACATCGCCGTCTAGATTACCAACAACGTTGCCTGTAACATTTCCTGTCACATTGCCGCTGACATTTCCTGTCACATTGCCGCTGACATTTCCTGTGTGAACTCCAGCAGTATTTCCAGTAACATTTCCAGTTAAATTTCCGATAAGTGTTCCACGAAGAACACCGTTAGTTCCGTCTACTAGTATTGTAGAATCGTCAGCAAATACACTTCCGATCAAATCCCCGCGTCCAATACTAACAGTTACCGTACCTGTACTAGAACTAACTGTAATACCGTTCCCACCAATTAAACTAGTAACACCCGAGTTTTCAAAAACAACTTTATTTGGTGTAGTTGTTCCAATAAGATTGATACCGGTGCCTTCTTGAAGAATAATTGTAGCACCAGTACTGTTGGCATTAAGAGTATTTTCAATACTGCCCGCACTGTTTACCACACTGACAATTCTATAGGCGTTACCTGCAGGAGCAGTGTTGGTTATGGTAACTTTACCTGTAACTGGATCTCTAGCACTGACAGTTAGATTGGTAATATTACCGCTGTCAATTTCAACAATGCCAGAGTTGGCAAAAGTAACTGTGCCAGTTGAACTGCTAACACTAACTCCTAGTCCTGCAACCGCAGATCTAACACCAGCATTGGTTACAGTGACCGCCCCAGTTGATCCACTTACACTCATCCCGGTGCCAGCAACTAGAGAAGTTACTCCCACATTAGTAATATTAATTTGGTCATTAGTTGAAGTTACTGATAGTTGAATTCCAGTACCAGCATTAAAATCTAATACATCATTAAACTGATCAGCAACCACCGATGTTTCACTGTTTACTGAAAATTCTTTAAAGAATGCCTTATCTGGATCAATGATCAATTGTCCAGCTACAGTAGTCCCACTAGGTAAATCAACAGTTAACCCTTCGTTAGTAATTGCTGCACCGCCAATGCTGAGAGTATCGCTGATGTAAACACTAGACCAACGCTTCTGCGGTGTTCCCAAATCGTAAGTATCGTTCTGCGCAGGGATTAGGCTGCTTTCCAATGCATCAAACTCAATCCCTTCCCCGCCAACACTGGCATACAGTTCAGTAAAGTTGGCATTGATTTTTGCAAAGGCATCTTCTACCGTGCTCCATACAATAGGAGCAGATCCGGGTGTAATAGTTTGTTTTGCCATTATGCTCTCCCTACCGCTACTTCAATTGTTCCTATGTGATCTGAGTCATAGTCCTCGAGGGCTTTTCCTATCATAGATCCTACCTTAATGTCGCCAACAGCAGCAACCGCTACTCCTGGAATTCCGCTAGTAACTAATATGTTACCTTTCTTGATCTTACCCGCAACCCGACAAGGAACACGACCAACCAGTGCAACATACGGATGAGTTGTGTTGTCTCCTGCTTCGCTGTTCATCATGAACGCAGGGTTTGCAGAAATAACACCTGCTACCGCAGTGTCCATTTTTGCGTTAGTTGTCGTGATTTCTTTGTCACCTCCGAACACCACAACAGTACCTACTGGGTACTCTCGGTCGGCGGCATAGCGTTCTGCCAAGTCAGCGTAGCGTGCCGCTGTAGCTGTGCCAGTCATTACGCCAGCACTAAAGTTACCGCTTGAATCGCGGAATACAATTGTGCTGCCTGTGTTAGCACTGGTGGCATTTGATGTAACAGTAAATGTTCCACCTTCACTACTGACGCTACCACTGATACCGTTACCACTTGTAGTTGCATCTGCAACATAATTACCAGTTGTGTCGGTTCCTAGTGCTACTGAATTAGCGGCAATAGTTGTAGCAAAGCTAAGATTGCCACTACCGTCAAACGCTGCGGAAACACCTGTCACATCACCTGTTAAGGTAATTGTTCTACCAGTAGCCCAAGCGGTAGCAGTAGTTGCATTACCACTTAGAGCAGCGGTAATAGTTCCAGCACTGAAGTTACCACTTGCATCACGGAAAACAATTGTACTGCCTGTGTTGGCATTAGTAGCATTGCTAGTAATAGTATAAGCAGTACCGTTGTCAGCGTTCGGAGCAGTACAACTCAATCCGCTACCGCTGATAGCAACTGTACTTGCATACTGACCTGTGGTGTCAGTACCAAGTGCGGTAGCATCTGCTGATATAGTTGTAACAAATGAAACATTACCTAAGTTAGTAACTGTACCGGTTCCTGTAACATCTCCGGTTAGGGTAATACTAAAATCACCTACATCAAAGTCTAAGGTGTTGTCTGCGTCATCGTAGGTAACACTAATACCGGATTCAGTATTGCTGGTTACCATCGCTCCCACAGTGTCAGCAATATATTCAGCTATTGAATCAGAGCCAATATTAAGTCCTGTAACTGTAACTGCGCCTGCTGAAAAACCACCACTTCCGTCACGTAGTACAATTTGATTTGATGTATTGGCATTAGTGGCAGTGATTGTTGCAGAGTTGGCCTGACTAGCAATAGTTGATGCTACCAATGTGCTTCCACTGCCTAATGTCCAGGCACCTATAATTTGACCAGCAGTTCCGCTAGCGCCTGTGGTCAATGTATCTGAATATAGTGTGCCTGCACGAGCATCAATAAATCCACTACCTAGTGTAAGATCACTGGTTCCAATCATTGACCAGCTACCGGTTAGATTACCAGTAGTTCCTACCCCCCCTGTAGTAATTGTATCAGTATAGAATGTGCCAGTTCTAACGTCGAGGTTGCCAGTACCCCAGGTAAGGTTACTTACTCCTACCATGGACCAATCACCAGTTATCGTACCGGTGATTGCTTCACCACCTGTGGTAATAGCTCTAGTGGTAAATCCGCTAGTTCCCAAACTAATACTAGATCCTGCTGCCACTGACCACTGCCCAGTTATTACACCAGCTGTAGCTGTTGCACCGGTGGTTAATGTAGTAGACTGTAGTGTTCCAAGCGTATAATCAATCTTACTTCCCGAAGTCAAACTCCAGTTACCTGTTAAGTTACCTGTGGTTACGTTAGAACCCGTTGTAAATGTTCTAGATTTAATTGTACCAGAACTAAAATCAATTTCACTTGTGCCCTGACCTACAATCTTACTAGTACCTTGCAGTGTCCAGGCACCAGTAATACTACCAGCAGTAGCCGCAGCACCTGTAGTCAGTGTAGTACTTTGCAGTGTACCTGCTGATGCATTGATTGTTCCTGTACCTAATGTTAGACTACTGTTGGTACTCATTGTTAGGTTACCGGTTAAGGTACCTGCGGTTGTTGATCCGCCTGTGGTAAATGTATCAGATGTGATTGAACTTACCTGAATTGGAGCAAACGCCGAGTCGTCATTTAAACGGAATCTATGACTGTTGTTTCTATAACTAGAAACTTTATCACTGGTTAAACTTCCGTCGCCAATACTGACTCCAAGTACACCACTAAATCCATAGACGTTAATACTACCGCCTGTAGCAGTTACAGAAGTGTCTGCTAACAATTTATTAACACTGGCACTGGTTCCTACATAAAATCTCCTACTTGCATAAATATCTCTTGAACCTATATCTCCGCTGCTATCTCTAATCACAAGTTTATTATTAGCTGTAACATCGGTAAAACTGGTGTACGGACTTACTGCTTCAACTATGCCATAGTCTGCGTCTTCGCTAGATGTTGCTACGTTGGTTCGTCTCAGGAATCCAGTTGACGAATATTGCGTTTTCTTGATTGCTCCACCTTCGTTAACTACAGTGCTAAATGCAACTGCACTAACATCTCCAGTACCAGCTGCACTTCTACCCAATACTGTGTCTGTGGCAATCTGAGCTAGTCTTCCTACAGCAATTCCGTTGGTTTTTAATTCAACCCATCCGTTGGTCAATGTAAATTCTGCATCGCTAAAACTTGCTAGACCTCTATCTGCCTGTGTAATACCTGCGGCACTGGCTCTAGTTGACGCAGTGACCATTGCCAGTTTACTTTGAGCAATAGCCGCTGCTGAATTGATATTGGCGTTATCGATAATATTTGCTTTGATATAGATATTATATTCGTTCAATGAACTATCAACACCGGTAGTAATTGCATTATCGCCGGGAACTTCTAAGTCACCGGCAATCTTTACTGCGCGGCCTTCGTTGCCGGTGCCTGTAAATGCAATGGTATAGCCAGCGTCAACTGCCTGTCCCGGGAACGAATTGGCAATGATGGCATCAAAACTGATACTTCTATTGTTAACAGCGTCTGTAGGATCAATAGGATCGGCTAGATTTCTGATCCTATAATCGTCCATATTCAACGTGCCTTTCATAGGCAACTGGCCAGTCAGCGCCATATATCCGCCTGTAGTAGGAGGAATTAATCGGCCTTCGTCAACACTATCACCACCGTGTGTTACACCTAATCTACGATCGATATAACCACGGGCTGCGTTTTCTGTTGGCACAGTATCAGTGGCGTTGTCGCTGAATGTTGTATCAGTTGAGAATTCAGCAATTGGAACACCACGTTTAAATCCCAGTCCACTCAAGTTACTTAAAGCTAGTGATGCTGAGAAAGTAACAGTACCAGTACCTTGGTCAACTCTAAAGAATGGTCCAACCGAGAAGTTACCAAATTGGTCAGTGGTTACAAAGAAGCAACGACCCTCTCCACGTTCAACAATCTGTGAATACTCTACTTCACCTGTGGTATCCAATAATGTTTCTGTAGCAATACGAACAGGCGCACCGTAAATCTCACTAGGGTAGTTTGTGTCCGCATAGGATCCTGTACCAATTTCTAATAAGTCGTGTCCCGTGACACGAGTTAAAGAAATACGAATTGTCAGCGTACCCTGACTTTCTTCAGTACGTGCTGCAACACCTGCAAACAGTGTAATTGGACTTTCAAATTTAATAGCACTGTTTTCTAAAGGAGTGTTTAAAGTAATTTTAGCATAGGGTTCACCGGTGATATCAGCATCGTCATACTGTGTAACAGTGTAATCTCTACCCTGGAAGGTCAATTTTGATCCTACAATACGGTCTGAATCTACAGGTCCTAGTTCAACAATACTTAGGCTACTATCACCAACTTTACCCTCTACTAGTGCTACTGCAAAAATCCCTGTACCGTTGTCAGTAAATGTGATTGCCGCTCCGCCGAAGGAGCTGGCGATTTGAAAATCGTTGGCAGCAGAGCTGATAACAAAATATTGTCTAGAAGTGAATACCCCACTAGGCATGATGCCACTGGTTTCAAATCTAATAACATCTCCGTTGGATAACCCGTGACCAGTCTTGCTGATAATGTCAGTGGTATGATCAAAAGTACATCTTGTAGAATTTACCACCGCAGTACCGGTTCCGGTTCCAGCACCTGAGGCAGTAAATACCGTTCCCGAAGTATTGGCCGCAGCACCAATAGAAGTCCAAGCGGTAGTTCCGGCAGTTACAATATAGTAACTAGTACCAGTTTGTATCTCAGTAGCTGATTGAATCAATCTCGGACCACCTGACCAAGCGTCGGGAGCTGCTAGAGTTATAGGACTAAACTCTTGTCTTGGAAACAAGGTCATTTCAGCATAGTTATATCCGTCTTTTAACTGTGTGGCCACTAGGCCGTCTGCGACAAAGAAATGACTGCCTGAGCCCGCAGTAGTGGTTGCCACTGGTTGTCCATCTTTAGTTGTTGAAACTTTAAATGTATTGGCTGTGAATCCGTTGTCAATAATATAATAACTATCGTTGACAATCAGTCCACTAGGTAAACTACTACTAGTATAGAATCTAACTTGATATCCTGGTCGTTGACCGTGACCTGCAGCAGTGACTAATGTTTCTGTACCTGAGGTAAAGGTACACACAGTATTTTCGTAGTCCGGAGGAAAATAATCTGCAAATTCTAGCACACGATAAAGCTGTGTGTCGAACATTTCGTTAATCTTCAAAGCAGTCGATGGTCGTACAGCAACACCAACTACGTCTCCTGTGAGAACTATTTCGGTATTTACACGCAGGGTAACTCTAGTTGCGTTGGGTACAGCAGCAACAAATCCCTCAGTGTCCGAATTTAAGTTTAGTCGATAAATCTTTTGACCTGTAGAATCTGAAGGAAAGTCAACCTCGGTGACTGCGCTGACCACTGGGTACCTTACCAATCCAATGGTACCGCCGTGATCGACTTCTATTTCACTGCCGTCTCTTGGAGGATAGGTATAATCAGTGACATAGATAATATACCCGTTGACATCGTTATCATACACCCCGCCATCGTTGTAAACAATAGCACCTTGAGAAAGATCATAGTAAAGATCAACAGGAGTTGGAACTTCTAGAGGATCGGAACCTTCAGCAGCAAGGGCGTATACACCGTGTGCCGATGATCCGCCAACACTTCGAATCTGTCCTCCACTTAAAGAGAAATATGAAGTGTAGCAGTAGTAGGTAAACATAGACACCGCTTCAGCAAGACCACCATTGGCAGTGACCAATCCATAGCCCATATCGCAGATCTGTGTGAAGTCGTTGCTTAACATACTTCTGTTACCAGGCATTAGAACTTCATATACATTGGCATTATCATTAACAAAGCCAATCACAGTAGTTTGAATTGCGGCCTTACTTGTTTGCAGATTTGTTCTTGCTGTGATTCGTGCAGCTTCGTAGGCATATGCTGCTAGATTTGGCAAAGTTTCAACTGGCAATGTTGCCTCTGCTGCTGCTAATTTTGCTGATTCAGTGCCACCAGTTACTCTATAAGTGTTTAGGGCCAGAGCTATGCTACTCATCAAAGTTTCTATTGTGGCCTGTACAGCACCATCACTGGCCGATCCAGTTACTTGACTTAGAGTGGCACCGTAGGTTGGTGTAACTGCTGTATTGACAATAACATTCTTGGCCGAAGTCTTGACAAAAGTCACAGCATTTTCATAGGCTTCGGCTTGAGTTGATAATATCTGTAGTGTTAATACAGTGCCCACTCCGTTGACAAATTCGTAGGCTGCTTTGCGAGTTTCACTGTTTCCGCCATATACTAGATCATACACCAATGCTTCTAAGATTCTTTCGAATACCCTTAGGCCATCTGGAACACTAAATTCAACAGCTGGATAGGTAGTTGTTATATAACCAGTTCCCACCTGTTTCAAAAACTCTAGATTGGTAATCAATAGTGCTTTGGCATTAGCAATATTGCTGGCCAATGCTGGAGGATTAGGAATACTCAGTGTTGGTGCCGCAGTAGTACCCCTTCGAATAATGTTTCGTAAATTTGCTTTACTCTGAGACACTATTGCTCGACTCGAGTTAAAACTAGTTGCTGGAGTAAGAGCTGCCAAAACTTCGTCTGCTTCGTCGTGTGCTCGGTCAATGGCTCTAGTTGTTAAATTTAACTGATCGCTGATAACAACTTCCGCATTGGCCTGGCGATAACTCTGTCCAGATCTTCTACTGTGATAGTTGGAACCAAATACAACATCATATCCTAGACCGTCAATGATCAATCCAACGTCTCTATTACATATACTTTCATTGTAGGTAAAAACATCAAAAGGCCAAGGAGTCACTTCGTCCAGCACAAAAATAGCGGTACTGCCGCTGGTACCGTATTCAAAATCTCTAACATAGTTAATACGATATACTTGATCTTCAACGATAAAGGATGCCGGTAGTTGAGGAAATCGTTTTAGATCGCTGATTTCAAGTCTTGTATTGCTGATTTTATTGGTGATTCTAAATTTAATATTGCCAGTAAATCCGTCAATGAACATACCGCCTGCGAATGTTTGACGTCCTGTGCTCTTCGAGAATACAGCACCTTCTTGGAAATAGGGAGATTTGGCAAGAATCTGTCCTTCGGGATCCAGCACACAACCAAAACCTCCTGCACCCTGCAAGGTCATTGCGCGGCCAATGACCGCATCGTTACACAAGAACACATCCATTCGATCGTTGTCTAATGGTACATTGTATGATTCGCTGCCGGTATCAATAATGTCAACAAAAACATCAACCAGTCTGCCAATAACACCTCCATTCGGAACAACATCTCCTGAACTGGCAGTATAGGTACCTGCAAAATCAGTGCTGTTAACCGCTTGAGTTCTAGCCTGATCTGTAAAAATAACAAATTGTGTGCCGTTGGCCACAGTGATCCAATAACTGTTGCCGTTGAACACAGTGAGACCAGTCATGCCACGGAACGTGACTATTTCACCTGTGCTGAGTCCGTGTGCAGGAGTGGTTGTTATTGTGGTTGTTACTCCCTTGGTGACAGCTGATACTGTGACTGGGGTTCCTCCTGAGCCAGTTTCTGCGGTGTAGGCAGTGTCGATGACCTGCGGTTCTGAATAGGTTATCAGTGTGCCTGTAATAGGTTGTAGATATTGGGAATTAGCAATATCAATATTTCGAATAGCAGCCTGTGCCACAGTTTCTAATCTACGAACAGTAGCGATAAATTCATCTAGTTGTTCTGTGATTATTAATACTGCACTAGCATCATTTGAATCTTTATATTTTAGTGCAGCTGAGATTGTTCTTGGAGCACTGCTATATCTAAGGTCAAAGACTATGGCATCGATCAAAATGCCTAAATTTTGTTTATAGGTATCCGAGTCGTATTGAAAATCAACAAATGGTGCTATCTCTTCAGCAATTTGTTTGTTGATCCAGGTAATAACTTCTTCTTGAATAAATTTTTTGTTTAGTCTTAATAGATCAGCAGCTGATCTATAAAAGCCTTTGTTGTTAATTAGTGCTTCGTCGTATACAGGTTCATCAGCATTGCTAAGGTAGTGATAACCGTAGACATCCTCTCTAGCGCCATTGTAATCACTTTTAGCGGTATTTAATCCGTCGATGATTTTATCGCGTCTAAAATACTTAAATGCCCAAGGGCTTGAACTGGTTCCTTTCTTCGGGCGGATAATTGTTCTACGGAATTCGTCACCAATAACTGCAACGTTTTGTGGTATTTTTAATGGTAGGTTTTCGTAATAGATACCAGTTTCTACTAGCACTGAGATTTGTCTAGTATTGGCCACATCACCGTAGCTGATCTTTTCATCTATCTCAAAGGTTCCGTATTTGATATCAACATCGAATATTTCGTTACCAAAAGAATCTAATTGACCGCTATGAGCCAAAATTTGAGCTAGTGCTCCAGATGTTTCGCCTTGTAGAAACAATCCTTCTCTAATGTCTCTACCTCTACGTGCTTCTGCACTATCTGTAGTCACATCTCCAGTGAAATCTGTTCTCTGTCCTCCTGTATAGATTAAAAATCTAGGGAGACTTACGATTAGATTAGGAAACTCTGTAAAGCCGTTGCCGCCATCAGTAATGGTAATACCGGCAATAGCTCCCGATACAACATCAGCAAAACCAAATCCAGATCTTGCCTCAGTATCTGTGACTGTGGGTTCTACACGAACCGAAACTAGACTATAGCCTGTACCAGCTGTTTGAATGATCGCTGTGCTTACTTTGTAGGTAACAGCAAATACACCGTTGGTACCAAAGGTACTTCCGGCGGTAACAGTAATGCCAGATGCACCTTCAACAGGAAGTCCGGGTCCGGTACCGGAGGCTCCTTCATCAAATTTACCACCAGTCAATAATCTAAATGTTAAAATTGGACCATTAGGTGTTCCCGGAGCAGCATTAACTGTGAGAATTTCTAAGGTAGCTGCATTAATTGTATCCGCACCAGTTGCATTTATTCTTAAAATTTCACCTACCTGATAGTTGAAACCGCCTTCCACTAATTCAATAGTGTCAACAGTCAGAGTAACTCTTCCAGTGAATCCCGTACCATTATCGTCTGATACATCAATATCGGCAAGAGTACAATCATTTATGACTCCGGTGTCTGGATTGGTCCAGGTCAAAACTTTCTTGTAAGGCCCAATTTCAGGAGGTGCCTCTAACATAAGTTCCTCTGCTCTTTTTAGAGCAGCTTCTAGAGTTCTATAGGCAAATGGCAATGCGCGGCCCTGAACACTGGCGCCAACGCCAACCCTTTCGTCAGCGCCCGATGTGGCAACAAACAAGTTTGCCACAGAAGCAAAACCTGCATTGTCTACGTAGTTCTTACTGGCAGCAATTAACCCACCATAGGTAACGTCGTCTTCTGGTTCGGGATTCCTTGAAAGAATCAATGGACCAGTCATTGTGCCGAATGCACTATTAACAACATTTCCAGCTGCAGGATCTTGTGTAAATACTCCGCCCCTTCCAATTTTAGTATCAGCATAGGCTTTGTTTGCAGCTTCATCAGCTGTGATAGGAGTAGTCAGTTGCTGTATACGATATTGAACACCGCCCGACTGACCTTGTAGATTTCCACCTAGCCTAGGAGCAGGATCAGCTGCCACTGTTGATCGTGTATTAGTAACTTCAATTTGATTTTCGTTGGTAAAGTTTAAACTTATACCAGTACCTGCTACCAACTGCTTAAAAATCAAACCAGATTCGTCAGCATTTACAGCTACGATTGCGTTTTCTAAGCCTCTATAATAATCTTCACCTTCTCCGCCCGGAGGCGCGT